GCCAGAAGCTGGGCGCAGCGATCGATGAGTTGGAAGGCCTGATCGGCACCGACAAGTTTGCGGCCAAGGAGACCGAGATCAGGGCGATCGAGGAACAGATTGCGCAAGCCGAGCGTGCGCTGGAGATGTCGGCAAGAACCGCGCGTCCCGTCGCGGCGACTGAGCCGGGACAACGCAGCAACAGTGAAGTGACGGTCGTTCTTGATCCGTATTTCGAAGCCAGCGTCCAGGGAGGACGTCAGGTCAGGCGCGTGGCGCCGTTCGAGCACTATGTGCGCCGCGCTCGCACGCTGTTGCGTGAATCCGGCGTCGAGATCACGCAGCCCGATCACGCGCCCTTCCGGTCCTTCGGCGAGCAGCTCATCGCGGTAGCGAATGCCGCGTTGAGTCACGGCATGCGGGCCGATGCCCGCCTAGTCCGCGCCCCGACCGAGATGGTCCGCGCCCCCACGGGCGCCGCGGAAATCGATCCTTCCGCCGGCGGCTTTCTGGTGCAGACCGATTTCTCGACCGCGATCTTCATGCGCGCTTACGAGATGGGCGAGATCTTGAGCCGGGTCGAGAAGCTCTCTCTCTCGACCGGCTCCAACTCGATCAAGATCCCGGGCATCGACGAGACGAGCCGCGTGACCGGCAGCCGTTGGGGCGGTGTGCAATCCTATTGGCTCGGTTCCGGCATGCAGCCGGCTCCCAGCAAGCCCAAGTTCCGCCTGGTCGAGCTTGATCTCAAGAAGCTGATCTCGCTCATGTATACGACGGACGAACTGATGGCCGACGCGCCGGTGCTCACGTCGATCGCCGGCAAGGCGTTCTCGGAAGAATTGATGTTCATGACTGAGGACGCTATTTTCGAGGGCACCGGCTCCGGCCAGCCGCTCGGCATCAAGAACGCGGCCTGTAAGGTGTCTGTAGCCAAGGAGACCGGCCAGGCCGCCAAGACCATCGTCTACGAGAACGCGCTCAAGATGTGGTCGCGCTGCTGGGCGCGCTCGCGGCAGAACGGGATCTGGACCATCAACCAGGATTGCGAGCCGCAGCTCTACGCCATGAGCCAGGTCATCGGCACCGCGGGCGTGCCCGTCTATCTGCCGGCGAACGGCATCTCGGGCAATCCCTACGGCACGCTGTTCGGTAAGCCGGTCATCCCGCTCGAATACAACGATACGCTCGGTACCGAGGGCGACATCTCTCTGGTCGACTACTCGCAATATGTGCTCGCCGACAAGGGCGGCATTCAGGGCGCCTCGTCCATGCACGTCGCGTTCCTCACCGACGAGATGGTCTTCCGATTCACCTACCGGGTCGATGGCCAGCCGATCTGGCATGCGCCGCTCACCCCGTTCAAGGGATCGAACACGCTTTCGCCGTTTATCACCTTGGCGAGCCGCTAATCCCGGACAACCTAGCACCCCGCGCGCTCAATGAGCGCGCGGGCCTGAAAAAAGGATCAACTCCGATGGCCGACAGTAAGATGCTCGCCGCGCTTGATACCAAACATGCCCAAGATAGCGTTGATCGCCGGCTCAAGATCGAGACCGCGATTTCCGAGGTTCGTGCGGCCGAAACGATGCTGCGCGAGGCGCGCGAGAAGGCCAGGAAGCTGCAGGCCGATCAGATTAACGCTAGTTTCGCGTACGACGCCGAGCGTGCGCGATTGCAAGGCGACGACCGCGCGGCCGCCTGACGCCCCACTCACCCGTTCCCTATTTTTCTCGAAATCGAGGAGGCCCACCATGGCCCGTCAATTCCAGCTTCCGGCCCAGGCGCAGATCGTCCAGGCTCTCAATCCCGCCGCCGACGCCGCCGGGCGCACCAGCCAGTACGTGACGCTCAAGGCCGCACACAAGGCCTACATCATCTGCCACATCACGCAGGGCAACGCCGCGACCATTCTGCTTACACCATTGCAGGCGCAGGACGTGTCCGGGACCAATTCGAAGGCCCTGACCAACAACTGCGCGATCTGGGTCTGCACCGACGAGAGCGTCACCGACGCGCTGGTCAAGCAGGCCGCTGCCGCCAACTACACCACGGATGCCGGCGTGAAGAACAAGGTCGTCGTGTTCGAAATCTCGGCGCAGGACCATATGGACGAGGCGAACGGCTTCAAGACCATCGGGCTGTCGACCGGCGCATCGAACGCCGCCAACATCACCCAGGCGATGTTCATCCTGACTCCGCTCCGCTATGAGCAGGCGACGCCACCTTCCGCGATCGTCAATTAGATCGCAACAAATGGCCGGAGCGGCTCGCCGCCGCCTCCGCCTGGGCTCTCTTTCCCGGCTTTCAGCAGCACGGCCGTCGGGCCGGCATAGGAGATCATCATGTCCGATCGCGCCCGCGTCCATGCCCGGATCACCGCCGGCAGCCAGTTCAATTTCTTTGACACCACCACGTTCGAGATCACCGACATAAATTCGCCGCTCCAGTTCGATGATGACTTCATCGGCGCTGGTCATACCGCGGGCATTCCAGCGGCGGGATCGCCGACCGCCGGCTATCCCTGGGTCAAGAAGATTGTCGGCGCAGCGCCGCCGACCGTGGCCCTGGTATCGAACGCTGCGGGCGGGCAGGTCGCCTGCGCCCTGACTGCGACCTCCGAGAAGCAGGACGCTGCGCTCTACTGGAACGACAGCCTGGCGCTCGACGCTACCAAGGGACTGCAGTGGCAGTGTCGGTCGCAGCTCTCTGTGCTGCCGAGCGCCGCCGGCGTGCAGTCGGTGTGGGGGATGTCCTCGGCCTGGATCGACGGACCCGACAATGCGTCGAAATACATCGAGTTCGGCGCTACCGCGAGCGGCGCGATCCTGCTGCGGTCGCAGGACGGCACCACGCAGAATTCCATCGCCTCCGGCGTCACCGTGCTGGCGACCGACTTCCATGTCTACGCCATCGATGCGTCGGATGTGACCGACATCAAGTTCTTCATTGATGGCGTGCAGGTGTCTGCCACCGGCGCGATCAAGTTCGCCGCGACCGGCGCCTCCGCGATCCTGCAGACCTACGCCTCGGTCTACAAGCCGAGCGGTGTAGGTGTCGCGACGCTCACGCTCGACGCGGTCAGCGCCTGGAACTTCCGGTAATCCAATGTTCCCGCCGCGTGCCGACCGCGCCTTGCGCGCGTGCCAATATGCGGTCGGCGATCGCGTGCAGCGCGACCGCAACGGCATCGCGCTCGAGGTGACCGGGGTGCGCGTCATCGGCCAGGACGGCAAGGACGAGCGCGTGCAGATCAACCATCAGCCGCACTGGATTGCGGCCGAGGGTGTCCGCCCTACCGTGCAAACAAGGAGCATCGCGTGAGCCGTACCCCGCTGATCATTATGGTGGGCGCCGACAAGGGCGGCGTCGGCAAGACGCAGGTCTGCCGTGCGCTCTGCGATTACATGGATACGCCGCCCTTCAATGGTCTCGATGCGCCGCGCATCCTCGATTCGCAATTTCCCAAGGGCGACCTCGTCCAGTTCCGCGTGAGCGCGGAGGTGATCAACATCACCGACGTGCAGGACCAGATGAAGGTCTTCGATCAGCTCTCCGGCATCACCATCGTCGATGTGGCCGCCGGCCTGCTCGGCTTCACCATGCGGGCCTTCGACCAGGCGCGGCTGCTCGACGACGTGCGTGAGGGCAAGCTGCAGATCGCGCTGTTGCACGTGCTCGGCCCGTCGATCTCCTCGCTCTCCGAGATCGGAGAGGCGACCGCGATGCTCGGCACCGCGGCGAGCCACTTCATCGTCAAGAACTATATCAACGAGACCAAGTATTTCGAGTGGGACGAGGCGAGCGAATACGCCAAGTCGCTGAAGGCGCTCGCGCACGTCACCATCGAGGTGCCGCACCTCGACACGATCGCCAACGAATCCGTCCAGCAGGCGCGGCAATCGTTCGTGGCCTTCGCCGCCAGCAATGCCAGCCGGACCTTGCGCGGCCGCGTCGCCAAATGGCTCGAGCTAACCTGGGCGAGTTTCGATCGGGTCGGGCTCGGCAAGATCATCGCGGCTTCCGCGGCGGGGTAATGGATCATGTCGCTCACCCAGACGGCCGTCCTGATCGGCACCGGCACCGCGCTCTCGGCCGAGGTTGATCTCGGCATCAAGGTGCTGGTCGGCATCGCCATGCCGGCGGGCTGGGATGCAGCTGCGCTCACCTTCCAGGGCTCGATCGACGGCGGCACGACCTGGCTGGAGATGCAGGGCGCATCGGCGGTGCTGACCTACAGCGCCGCCGCCGGACAATTCATCGCCGTCGATCCGACGCTCTGGCGCGGCATCAATGCGATCAAGGTGCGCTCGGGCACGTCCGGCACGCCGGTGAATCAGACGGCGAATCGAACGCTGACCCTGATCACCTCCTGATCGCCGGAAACGGATCACCATG